GTTTGCAACTTGTGGTGGTGATTGAATATCTGCCATGTTATTCTCCTACGGGTGTAAACCAGGAATTATTCCCATCATTACCGGTGATTGACCAGAAGCAACATCCATAAAGAATCCAACAACCCATTCTCCTAATCTAGGAGCCGAGAAGGCTTTTGAATTGTTTATGGGATACATTGGTAAAGCCCAAGGCAAATCAGTAGTAGGCAATTCTGATGTATTATCAGTATGCCAACCAAAGATTCTTAATCTACATCTTCCTAGACCTAATGGATCCGCTCTATCTTCAACAACACCGACAAACCAAACGAAACCATCTTTACCAATAAAATTTTCCATTAATCTTGTGCCGCCTGTAATCTTTCAGTATTGTCATTAGCATTTCCATAAGCAGTATTTGTGCTATCTTTTGCTATTTCCATGATGGTAATATAAGAACCTGAATCATTCATTACGTGCCTTACTGCTGTCACCAAATATTTACCAGAATAAAACTTATCAGCATCTTTAGTTGTGCTAGTAGGTTTTAAAGTTAATAATTCAAAATTAATAATAGAACCTGCCGTTACTCCAGAATCACCTGGAATCATAATTTTTAATACTGTATAGTTTGCTAAACCAAGTTGTGCAGTTCTATTAGGAATATATGTTTCTAAGTATATATCTTTGGCCACCGAACCGGGAGCCTGTTTTATATAAGGTGTTGTGGCTTGATTTGCATTGCCGATTGCCACTTTTGTAACGGCACTATAACTTTGATTAGGTGTTGTACCTAATCTATTTGGTGAAGCATTTAAAACACCAGAACCGTTTAAAGAAGTTGATTCGCTTTGATATTTTTTATAATCAAAATTAGTAATGTTTGATTTTCTGGTCACAGGATCCAAAGATATTAATTGATTAGCAAAAGTACCAGAATTTGTATCATTTAATACATCATAAGTTTTAACAAATTCGTAATCTAAAACTGATGTTACTTTATCTTGTATTTGTTCAAGATTTTTAGATAAATTTTTCTGTTGATAACGATAAGAAGCATAAACAGGATCTTTATAAATTGATTGCAAAGACCTAAAATTAAAACCATAACGATTTTCATAGAATAACATATCACAACCGGTACCTGTGGTTGGTCTGGCATAAGTTGATATCCAACTAATTGTTTCCAATGGTTTAAATCTTGGAACAATAAAATCATAAACACCAGTTGTTTCTTCAATTACATTAATTTTAGAAGTTTTTGTTTTTAATGTATTGGTCAATATACTTTTAACAATATTCGATATTTTTTGGCCCATATAAGATTTACTAATCTTTAATTGTTCGGACAAATACAATTCTTCTGAACAAAAATAAAGAGTATAGAACTCATCATTCAAATTACCTGTAGGTAATCGTTTACCAATCTTATACACATGGAATACTTGGTCATCAGTATTGGGAGCATCTTTAATTTTTCCCATGTTGATTTCCATGTATTCATTACCAGTTAATTGAAATGCTTCAATGAAACCTTGAGCATCTCTTATGGTTACTGAACCTGAAACACAAAAACTATAAATGTCCTCATAATATGACATTTCAACCATTAACTTCTGCATTTCAAAACGTTGACCACTAGCATTAACAAAATCTAGTTTCTGTAACGAAAAGTCTTGTGGGTAAAAAATGCCAGCAGGCGCTGGCGTAGTATCAAATTGATTAGAAATTGTATCCATGTTTTAAGATTTCATCAACGATTTAAATTCTTTTTCTATTTCATTAACATAAGAGTTGTTTAAAATATTAATTGTTCTATTTGCTTCATTTAAAGCCAATTCGTAATCGTATATACTTACCGCACTTTTTGATATTGTTACAGAAACTTGTCCTGTTGGTAACGAATATGTATTAGTGCTTGTAAATAAATTATTATAATCATCTTCACTAATTTCAACTTGGTCAGTTGTGGTTATATTTGTTCCAAAATCAGTTTGAGTAATTATTTTTTCGTAATGATGTATTGTTGAATATACATTAGTTGACGGATATTTGTCATTAAGGTAAGATTCAAATACAATATTGTTCATTGGCCAATTCCATTGCGGATCAAGAATTTGATTTGCAAACAAAACAATCCAGTAACGATATGATTCACCATAATATTTGTAAGCAACCGATTCTGGTGTGTCACCATCTTGTATGTCATATTGATAAAATAGTGCCGCATTATTTAATAATGAAGGAATGACACTAGAACGTGCCATTAAATTGGTCATTAAAACAGATTGACCAAATTGATCCGTCTTTAGTAATTTGGGTAAAGTAGCGAAATACTGCATTAGTAATTTCCTGTTACAAGAGTATCACGGTCAAGAAGCTCTGTTTCTTTAAATTGTATTGTTAATGTAGTTTGAACTGGAGAACCATCTCCAAAAGTTGACCAACCATTTGGGGCATAATTTACATCAATATTTTCAATCACGCTTGGTTTAACTGCATTAATTTTTTTGTTTTCTGAACCATTAAAATAAAACTTAGGTTCAAATATTGCAGGTGGAATAAAGAACATACCATTAGTTGCACCTTTTACAACTCTAGGTGCAGCAAACTGCTTAAATGTATTAATAATTTTTGTTACTTGGTCCGCTTCTTGTTGTGAGTAGGGAGTAAAAGTAAATGACATTGAGTAACTTCTAAAACCAATACTTTCAAATAACAATTGTAATTTTGGATTAACTGCAAGACCAACAGATTTCAATGCTACTTTAAGTGCATCACCTGTTACCGCATCAGCCACACCGCCACCAATAGATGAAACCGCTTTACCAAAAGAACTTTCGGCTCCAGGTATTGCACCTGAAATACCTTTTGCAATTGCACCAAGACCTTGACCTGCAATTGATGTCAAACTAGCTTGATTGTATGTTGCGCCATAAGAAAAGTTAATGGTTTCTGGTATATACAAAGAGATTGAACCTCTAGGTGTAGTGGTTTCAGGTGAAAGTTGTAATTCAGGATTAAATAATCCAACACCACTAACAATTTGAGCTAAGGTACCTAATCCTTGAGCGACTGATTCACCTACGCCAGAAATATCATAGCCTGCAGTTTCGTCATATCCAACGGGATTAATATCCTTAATCAGAAATGTAACATAATGACCACGTGTAGTAGATTGTAAATCTCTAGGATATTGTAAATTAGTTTGACTAAATGGGTTATTAAAAAGTAAACCTAAAGGACCTTGAGTTGTAAGGCCAGGTATACTGATACCACCGAGGGAACTTGGAATTGAAATGATAGCCATTAAATTCTCTAAAAAATTGAATATCCGGTATTTATACTGAATACCAACAAGTCCATCCTTTATGATGTTTGCGCCTACCTTTTGCCACAGAAGTCATTGTAGGTTGGTCTAAATCATTATCTCTACAAAATTTGTTCAAATTTACAATATTAAATTTTTTACCGTTAGGGTCTAAAATTGTATATGATTTTGATGGTCCAATAAGATGCTTTTTTTGTTCATCTGTAAATTTGTATCCTGTAGCACCTTCACCGCCATCTGTTCTGTTGTAAAGAATTCCAGTATTATTATTTTTTCTTCCGTGCCAACGAATCATTCTACGTTCTAAAGCAAACGCTCCAATTTCAGTTAAATTGGATTCTAGTATAACAATTCTGGATTTATTTTTTGGTATCTTGAAATGATGTTGACCCCATGCCCTATTTCCTGTTCCTTTGCCAATATAATATGGCGTTCCATCTTTTCTAAGATAGGCATAGACATAAAATTTTAACGAATATATATTCATGCTGGCATTCCTTTACAATGTTAGAGTAGGCAGGTATTCCCGTACCGTGGCCTACACCTATTTATAAACTTTTATGGCATTTATGGCATATTCTGGTCGATTTAAACCTCGTTATCCACAAAAATATATTGGTGACCCCACCAATATCGTTTATCGTTCCTCATGGGAAGTCAAATTAATGACATGGCTAGACAATAACCATGACATTGTTTCATGGGGTTCAGAGGAATTTTGCATTCCTTACAAATCTCCTGTTGATGGTAAATGGCACCGATACTTTCCTGATTTCATTGTTAAAGTAAAAACTAGAGATGGTAAACTCAAAACAATGATACTTGAAGTCAAACCTAAAAAACAAACCATGCCACCAGAACCCCGCAAGAGAGTTACAAAGCAATACATCAATGAAGTTAGTACCTATGGCGTCAATCAAGCTAAATGGAAATCAGCAACAGAATATTGTTTGGATCGTGGCTGGGAGTTTAGATTGGTCACGGAAGACCACCTAGGAATCAACTAAATACTCAAATGGCACAATCGAAACTTACTCAACTGACACAGCAAAAATCTGCTGCACAAATACAATCATTGTCCAGAGAATCATATCAATGGTTTTTGAAGAAGATTGCTGAGATTAGGAATCCATCATATATTCCTAAAAATATTGCAGCTGAAGATTTTAGAAAGAATAAGAGATTCATTTTAGGTGGTTTGTACCATTTCTATTATGACCCAAAAGGTAAGGCAGATTTACCATATTATGACCGATTTCCTTTGGTATTGGCATTAGAAAAATATAGTGATGGCTTTCTTGGTTTAAACCTACATTATTTACCAATTAAGTATAGAGTGGCATTTTTAGACAAACTCTTGGATTACGCAGTCCTAAACGATGATAATGAAATTAAAAGGTTGAGAGTCACCTACGATATTTTGAGTGCATCCAGACGCTTCCGTGAGTTCAAACCATGTATTAAGCGTTACTTACATGGCCATATTAAATCTAAAATACTTGCCATTCAGCCGGAAGAATGGGAAACGGCATTGTGGTTACCTTCTCATGTATTTAAAGGTGCCAAACCCGCTGAGGTTTGGAAAGAATCAGTAGACGAAATAAGGAAAAGTTAATGGCTGGTACCATAAACGATTTTAAATCCAGTTTTAATACCGACGTGGCACGACCAAGTCGTTTTGACGTTCAAATTAATGCACCTCTAGCATTAGCACCTTACATGGGTGATGTTAGACGATTAATTTATCGTTGTGATTCTGCACAATTGCCCGGTAGAACTTTTGCTACAGCAGAACAAAAGATTGGTTCTAATCCTGTTGAAAAGTTTCCATACTTAACAACATATAATGATATGGATTTAACTTTTATTGTTGATGATGATATGAAGCAAAAATTGTTTTTTGATAGATGGTTAGAATTGATTAATCCAACTTTTAATTTTAACTATCAATACAAACAAAATTATGCAACAATCATTACTGTTAATCAATACGATGTGACCAACAAATTAACTTATTCGGTTGATTTATTCGATGCTTATCCAATTTCTATGAATCAGTTGGATTTAGATTGGTCGTCTGATGGTTTTCACAAATTGTCAGTAACTTTTGCTTATACAAGATGGCAAAATAATTCAGTTCAAAGCCTTATTCAGAATATTCTTCAACAAGGTCTTTCTACTGTTGTTAATGATGTTTTCGGAAGTAGTTTGAATTTATAATTATAGGAGTTAATTATGGCTTTACCTAAACTTGATGTACCAACTTATGAAATTGAATTGCCGGTTTCAAAAAAGAAAATTAAATATAGACCATTTTTGGTCAAAGAGCAGCGTAATCTGTTAATGGCAATGGAATCATCTGAAGCACAAACGATTAATCAAAGTGTTCAAGATATTTTATACAACTGCACCTTAACAGAAGGTGTTGACATTGGTAAGTTACCTATTATTGATGTTGAGTATTACTTTATTAATCTCCGTGCCAAATCGGTCGGTGAAGTTGTTGAATCAAAGTATAAGTGCAACAATGAAGTAGATGGTAAAGTTTGTGGCAATATTATGGAAAAAGATATCAATCTTACTGAAATCAAAGTTACACAGGAAAAAGAAGTTGATCCTGAAATTAAACTAGATGACAAGATTACTGTTAAGTTAAGGTATCCAGAATTTAGTATTGTTCAAGATTCATTAAAGTTTGATAATATTAATGAAATTACTTTTAATATGGTAGCGAATTCTATTGAATACATTTATGATGGCGAACAATTTTATTATGCTTCTGAGGCACAACCTGGTGAATTATTGACTTTTGTAGAAAGTATGAATCAAGAACAGTTTGGTAAAATGGAAGAATTTTTTAATAATTTGCCAAAGTTAAAAGAAGTATTGGAAATGGATTGTAGTAAGTGTGGGTATCACCATGTTATTGAAGCCGAAGGACTTGAAAGTTTTTTCGGCTAATTTTTCGTCATGACAATTTAAGAAATTACTATAAAACAAACTTTTCGTTGATGCAGCACCATAAGTATAGTTTGTTTGAACTTGAGAACATGATACCTTGGGAAAGGGATATTTACGTCTCCATGCTGATACAATACATTGAAGAAGAAAATCAGAAGATTAAAGAACGGCAGAGAAAATAATAAATGGCAGGCGCACTTGCAAAGATTGCTGGCAAAATTGCAGATGTTGGCAAAGATATCCTTAAAGGTTTAATTGGCTCTGGCCAAAAAATACCAAAAGGTCATGAAGCAACTGAGCCTATTGATTCTGGCGCTATAGATTCTTCTACAAAAGTTCTTGGTTTAATCTATATGACCATGCAACGAGCCCGCACAGAAGAACTGGCACAAAGAAAAGAAGATGAAAAAGGCCACAAAGATAAGTTAAAAGATGAAGAAGATAGAAATAATGAACTTATCAAAGCTCTGACTATTCGTAGAAAGCCGAAGAAAAAGAAAAAAGAAGAACCTAAAGAAGAAAAGAAAAAACCTCCTCCTAAAAAAGAAGAGGTTAAGAAAGAAGAAGTTCCTAAAGGTAAAAAACCTACTGCAGAAAAGCCTG